GCAGAAAGATAAGATTCCCATTCTTCAGTTAGATGACTTGGAATCTCTGTTGAGTTTGAAGTAGAGTTTGTAGTATCGTTGTTTGATTTCATTGATGGTTGCATTGTCTTCATCAAATGCCATATACTTTGTAAGTTGATAACACCCTTCCAACTCAGAAATGAGTCGGAGGATGTTCACAGGTGTGACTGGCAGTCCACCGTGTGTAAATTCACTACTTGGACGGGGCATTAGGTTTAATTACCCGATTATTAACTACGGAGCGATGCAACTTTTTTAATGCTTCAACAACCTCGGGAGTTTCTTCCCACTCCCAAGTTTCTCCACCCTTGCCAGTAAAAGTTCGTTTAGTCATACTTCGTCAAAGAATAGTACAGTATTTACTCGATAAAAATCTTGAAACCAATCATCATTATCGATTAGCATCGCATGTGGAAATAATTTACCATCAAACAATACACATCTATTATACTTGCCTTTCATATGTTTGACAAGTTCGTATTCAAACTTTGGAATCCAAGGGTCAACTCCTTCATTTGTTTTTGCTTGAAGACCATCTGGATGAAATAATGCTGTGCCAGTATATTCAGAATCTCCAAATTCATCATTCAAATACACAATAGCATTGTATCCTCTGTCTCGATGAGGCCACCACCAGTTATCACGGTAATTGTTGAAATTAGTTTTATGAAACTTACTAACATTACTGATAAAAGAATGATTATTACTGTGTTCACCAGCAGGTTGACTTATAAGTTGCGAGATTATATCGAATGTTTTTTTATGGTCCTCAAAGGACTTATCAGATAAGGATACAATAGACCTTCTGTCTTGATAGTCACATCCATTACGAGAACCAGGAAATCCAGCACGCCATAAATTTGGCATTGGTGTCAATATAAAATCTTTGATTAATTCTGGAGTTCTGTAAAAATTATCAATAACTATTACTTTACTACCTAAAACTATCTCAGTATTAATATCCCAATTACCTAGTTCAAATATACTACGCATTTTCTTTCAACCAATACGCCATTGTATAGCGTTCACCATTCAACACAGGGTCAACACCATGCAGAAGATTGCATCCATTAAACATGATGATAGTTCCTCTTTGTGGAGAAACTCTCAAGTTACCTTCAAATAAAGTATTACCACCAAAAAAATTATCATTCAAGTACAGAATAGCACTCCAATCATCATGAGTAAAATCTTTGTGTAGTCCCATCTTAGATGTGGGAACCCATTTAACCAATTCGTGATTATCTAACCGATACGTCTTTTGTCCAAGTGATTGTGCTAAAGAAAGAACTCTATCATGAACTCCATCTAACTCAGAGTGATTCTTTAAATCGATGGGAAATGTATTATTAGTTTCATAATGAAATGCTTCATGTGCGAATACTTGATAGAAACCAACTATTGCCTCACATTCTTCTGGAGAAAGAAAATTGTGTTCAATGTGAATTACTTTTTTCATCATGTTTTATTTTTTGATGACTCCCCTTCCTGGGATCGAACCAGGGACCAAACGATTAACAGTCGTTCGCTCTACCGCTGAGCTAAAGAGGATTGGGAGTGGAGAATAGCGGACTCGAACCGCTGACATCCTGCTTGCAAAGCAGGCGCTCTACCAACTGAGCTAATTCCCCACAGAGCCCCCAGTCGGATTTGAACCAACGACCTACGCTTTACAAAAGCGTTGCTCTACCACTGAGCTATAAGGGCACATTAAATCTAAAATTACCAGAAATTGTTTTTCGGATATCATTAGATTTGTGAGTTGAAACGCCATGAAGTAAATGACCAGGAAAAAATAAAATATCTCCTTGTTCTACTGAGGGAATAAGTCTATCCCCCATACCCATTACACGTTTCCATCTTTCAGTAATTATAGCATAATCTCTATCTACAAAGTATAACTGACCAAAGTTAGGACCAGTATTCATGATGAAAACACATACAAAATCTTGGTCACAATGATCATGTATTTCTTGATATGCATATTGAGAATATGCATTCATCCAGATGTTTGTAACAGAAATTTCTATCCTTTGTTTGACTACCTCATTAATAAAAATATTAATATTCGGTTCTAACAGTCTAGCATATTTATTGCTATTTAAATCAAAGGTTTCTACACTACACACATCAGACCAGGGATATGTAATTGGTCTTGGATTATCATTAGTAACTTCATCAATAATTTCAGAAGCATTTGGTGCTTTGAATTTATGATAGTAACAGTGCGAAAAAAATGATTTCATTATTTAAGTGGCCAAGGACCAAAGTAGTCTTCTTTATCTAGTTCCAAATATTGATATAACGCAATATGTAGGTGCCAATAACGAAGATACCAGTCAGAGATTAGACCATACATCGGAAGTTCGTGATAGTCATTTTCATTTTGATGAAGCATCTTGATTAAAGTTTCTTTATCCATGAAAATGACTAACGAAAGGGAACACCCGACCAGTGCGCTTTTATAGTCATCCCGAGACTATGCGAGTGGGGGGACTTGAACCCCCACAACCTTAACGGTCAACAGATTTTAAGTCTGGTGCGTCTACCGATTCCGCCACACTCGCATCATAAATTGGAGGATGAAAAACACAGTATTCATTGAAAGTGATTTTCATTTCCTTGTTCGTAAGATTAGCATGTTTTGCTGCTTTTGGCAAGTTCCATTTAGCGGTAAACAGCATTTCCATTGCTTCACGAGTTTCAGGTCTCATAGGTATTTTGGATAAACTTGATAGGTGTATTCTTTTGGTTGCAACTTGCCTCGTGCAATTTCTTTCAAAGCATGTTCATGACAAGAAAAATGACAAACACGTTTTTGTGCTTTGATTTCTAAACGATATGGAAATGCTTTGTGTGGAAATAGTTCTTGTTTACGACTGTTCTTTGGAACAATCTCAATTTTCTTTCGTGATGTCGTCTTCTTGCGGGTTCCAGGTGCCGTAGTTTTCTGGGGCGAAGAAGTATTGCTTGAAGTCTTTGCCTTCGCTTTCGGAGTTGTACCAGAAGTCTTCCCAGTCTTTCTCGTCTGCTTCGGAGATGCCAGTTTCTCCAGATTCTTTTCTAAATTCTCCTGAGTCTTGACTGAGGCAGTGCGCGAAGAAGTCTTGGAAGTCTTTTTCTGTCCAGTCGTTGAGGATGCTTTCGAGCGGGTCGTTTTGGTCCCATTCGATTTCAAGTTTGCCATCAGAAAGTTCTTTGACGTTTATCATTGTGTGTGACCTCTACAATTGTACCATATCGGAAGTGTAAAAAGCAAGAAGGAAAGGGAGCATAGTAGCAATCCCATTTTGCTGGGTAGACTTCGACAAGACCTGTCCAGTAACAGGGTCTTACTTTACCATGATTTCCGTTTCCTGTATAGTGGGTGAAATCATCAGTAAAGTCTTGAGTATGGGAATAATCAATCTCAAATAGATTACCCTTAGGGTCAATCCAATATTCACCCATAAGACACTCCAAATCTTTTGTTTGAAGGTCTTTGTGATACCCAGGTCCAAGGTCATAAGAAGACCTTACTGTGTCGAACATTCCCATCAGCAATCCTCTTCTTTTTTCAATATTTTACGACACTTTTTTACCTCTTTCAACTCCTCCTTAATCATTTGATATGCGTCTTCAGCAGAGATTCTCTTTGCCATTTCCATGGCAGTGATCATCTCCACTCGTGTACCAAAATGCTTAAGTGCTTCTTCAAAACAATTCAAAGACTCATACATTCCCATTGATTTGTCACTGCTTCTTTATGTAGTTGTTTTCTTCCAACCACTGTCGTGTCAAAGGTGTGGGTTCATAATCGGTCCACATAGTGCCCGCAGCACAGGACTTTAATGCTTCCATGGTCATGTTCTCAGTTTTACCTGCCCATGTTGCTTCTGCTTCCCATGGTTGTGCTTGTGGTGGATAGGTACGCTTAACCATCTCTTGCCAAATCATAGGAACATCATCCTCTGGTTTGATGATAGCAATCATACTATTTTTGATAGTTCCTGCCATA